ATCATTACGTGGCGTTTAGTCGCTTATATATACAAATCGTACAACAAAAAAATAAGCGAGTTGAGTAAACGAATGAAGACGTTGGAGACACAAAACGAGATATACATTGATTTTATTATGAAATTGAATGATATTTTGAATAAACGTGATACCCAAGATACAGATTGATGGAGGTCGAATGATTGAGTAGAAATGATTATCTCATAAACGAATTAGACAGGAAGTTTGCGAATTACCCGAATTACAATAGAGAAATCGCGATTCGAAAAGAAGAACTAAAAATGAAAGAGGCTGATGAGAACATTGGTGGCGGTAAAGGGAATATTCGTAGCAATCCTGTTGAACAGCAAGTAATTAAAGAGTTATCTGATCCGTACATTGTCAATCGGCAGCTTTGGAAGAAATGTGTCAAAGAGACACTGGAAGGACAAAGCTCTGAAATCAGAATGCTTATGGAACTAAAGTATTGGGGGGAAGATAGCTGGATGGATTGGGTATCTTTTGGTAAAAAGCATGGATACGCTAGAACACCTATATATCGAATTAGACAAAAGGTTCTATCTGATTTTGGTAGACGCATAGGCGAAATAAATTAATTTGGGAAAGAATCGTGTAGTTTTCCCGTGTCAATAGGGGCTAAAATGATAGAGTAGATAATTCATCAAGCAGACGACTCAAACTAACTTTATTGGCATGAAGTTTCTCCTTATACCTCTTAACATACAAACGTTTAACTTGGTGGAATATTCTCTTTTTGACTACACTGCCACTCCGCGGAAACAGAGAAGGCAACATCTGCACAATGTATCCAGCGAGCTTTTAGGTGCAGTTAGAAGCTCATTGGCGGCACAAAATAAATAAGAATGGAGTTGAAAGACTTCGTTTTCTTTAAAGTTCACGTGCCGTCTTATTATTATGTCGCTGCTGATGAGGCGGTTCAGCGGGTCGCTCCCGTGTGTTGCAAGGTTCGAATCCTTGCCAGTGACTTAGAGATTGAGACGGTGTCCGAGCCGAAAGGCGCTGAGCTTCTTTAGTTAGCACCGTCAGAAGAAGTCAATCTCAAACAGCATGCTAGGAGGTAGCTCCTCCGAGTTGGCGTGTAGCTCATTTGGTAGAGCGCCTGACTTTTAATCAGGAGGTCGATGGTTCGATCCCGGTCACGTCAATAAAGAACCTACGGAAACAATCAATCTTATCGGATGCCGATTGATTGGCTGCATTTACCAGCGTGCTGGTACTCAGTTAAAAGGCATAGAATACTATCTCAGACGTGAGACGCTCTCAGTTGTAGGTTAGGGGAGCATTGATGTAGGCTCATTAGTGCCAGCTGAAATTTAAACTAATGGTGTAGCAACCGAGGATAGGCGGTGTAGGATGGCGAAAGCTCGTGTAGGTTGCTTAATACATAATCAAGACCACTTAGGCGGTCTTTTTATTTTGCACAAAAAAGAGGGCTACTGTTTCCGCAATAGTCCTCAATGTAACAAGTATAAAAATATTATCATTACAGAAATGATATTTCAATACAAAAAATAGACCACCGTTTACACGATGGCCAAGTGAAAAACAAACTTTTAAAGGATTCACCCTAAAGGGATTATATCATTGTAACGCTTACACGACAATTGGAAAAGGAATATACAAATGAGAAACTATTGGTATGTATCATTAAACAATAAATACCCGCTGCCGATGAAAGGTCAGCACAAACGTGTAGTGATGTCTGTTCAAATGAAGGCGAAGTATTCGATTGTAGAAATGACTAGAGAAGCAACGCCAGTTGAGGTTGATCAGTGCAAGATGGTCTATTGTGGGTTTGGTTATTGGAAAGATGAGCATGTACAAGAAAACATCAGGAAATACATATAGAAAGGTGGTGGCGTTGATGTGGCAAACTTAACCACAAGACAAAAAGCTTTTGCAGATGAATATATTATTAATGGTGGTAATGCTACACAAGCCGCCATCAAAGCTGGATACAGCAAAAAAACTGCCGAAGCAACAGCAAGTCGACTGTTAAGAAATGTTAAGGTCGTGGAATATATCGCTAACAAGGTAGCTCCCGTCATTGAAAAGCGAAATACGGATGTACAAGAACAATTGAATAGTCTTTTGGATATATACGACGGGAAAACGATGATTAGCCGTAGCAAACAAATAGACCACTTAGAGGGCGATAAAATCGTTAAAGATATGACATACGAATACACTCCAGATTTAGAGAATAGATTAAAAGCAATTGATCTATTCTTGAAGTATGCTAGTCCGTTGTTAAAAGCGCAGCTTGAAAAAGCTCAAGCAGAAGCAGCGATTCTTCGAGACAAAGCTAATAAATTGTCAGAAGATGCTCAACAAAATGAATTACTTGATGCTCTAGTTAATCTTCCTGTTAGAGAGGGTGATATAAATGCCGATAGCATTTAGCTCCAAGCAGGTAGAAAATATAAGTTCTGACATCAATGGCGTTGAATTTGAATTGAATGAGGGGACGATTCGATCAGGAAAAACAATGAGCGATATTTTCAAGATGGCTCGTATTTATGCGAAGTCGCCAGACAGAGATCATCTAGTATTAGCTTATAATCAAGAACAAGCTTATCGAATGTTTATTGATGGTGAAGGCTTCGGCTTGATGAACATATTCAAAAATAATTCAGAAATCCGGCATAACGAAAACGGCGATCATCTTTGGATTAACTTTGGTAAAGGAAATGAAAAGCGAATTTACTACAAAGGCGGAGGAAAAGTGAACGCTGTCGGTAGTATAACTGGTATGTCTTTTGGCACCGTTACTTTTTTAGAGTTCAACTTGCTTAATAAAGAAGTAATTGCTGAGTCGTTCAGACGGACATTAGCCAGCAAGATGCGATTTCATTTAGGTGAACAAAATCCACCAGCTCCTAATCATCCGAACTTAGAGCTATTGAACCAGTTCGAGAAAACCAACACGTATCGTTTTAGACATTGGATACCAACCGATAACCCGATATTAACTGGCGAACGTTTAAAGATGTGGAAACAACAATGCGAAACGTCTGATTATCTACTTAAGCGGGATTGGAAAGGCGAACGAGTCATGCCGGAAGGTGTCATCTACTCAATGTTTGATACGGATAAGCATATGACGAATGCAATTAAAGGCAGGCCGATTGAAACGTTCTTCGTTGCTGATGGAGGTCAATCAGATGCTACGACCTGTACTTTCTGTTTAGTGACGTTTGATAGAGGACAGTATTATTTATATCAACTAGCGAACTATTACCACAGTGGAGCAGATACAGGCGTTGTGAAGGCTATGAGCACCTATGCAAAGGATATCAAACTGTTTAAAGAATGGTGTTACTCAAAATGGAACTATCCGCATTATAATTATTTCTTTGTCGATCCAGCTTGTAAGACTTTAAGAGAAGAACTACATCTTATTGGAATTATGACAGATGCTGCAGACAATAACTCCCGTGACAAGATTAGTAGTAACGGTATGAGAATAGAAGTTGGAATCGAGCGAGTGCAGAATCTTTTGACAAAAGAGGTTCTATTTTTATATACCGGCCAAAATGAATACGATTTTTATAATGCAATTAAAGAAATAGGTATGTACGTTAGAAAAGATAACGGGTTGCCTATAGATAAATACAATCACTATCTCGATACATTGAGATATGCAGGAAACTATTTCACGAAAACATATCTCATCTAGGAGGTGGAGGAATGTTCGAAAGATTAAAAACTTTATTCAGAATTGGAGGTGCAAAAGTGGGAGTTGTACAAACGTTAAATGATATTACTGATCATCCTAGAATATCTGTAAACGCTAATGAGTTTGACCGTATTCGTGATAATAAACGAATTTATAAAAATGCATTTCCTAATGTGGAATATATCAACAGCGACGGACTATCTAAAAGCCGCCCATTTCACTCGTTAAACGTTTCTAAAGTCGTCGCAAGGAAACTATCGAAATTAGTTTTTAACGATGGTTGTGACATTAGCGTGGACAATGAGGATGCAGATAAATTTCTTCAAGAAGTATTCAACGATAATAAATTTAGAAAGAACTTTGGGGAAGAGTTAGAAGCTGGGTACGCTATCGGTGGTTTGGCTTTGCGTCCATATGTTGATACGAATACTGGGAAAATAAGGATTTCGTATTGTCGAGCTGACACCTTCTATCCCTTGGAATCGAACACGAATGATATTTCAGAGGCGGCAATCGCTACTGTTACTCAACAAACAGAAGGTCAAAAGACCGTATATTATACGTTGTTAGAATTTCATGAGTGGGAAGATGGTACCTATTGGATTCGCAACGAGTTGTATCGATCAGATGAACAAAATCAAGTAGGCGTTAAGATATCCCTGAAATCATTAGACAAATACAAAGACTTGCAGGAAGAGGTAGCAATGCCTGGCTTTAGTCGACCACTTTTTGTTTATATTAAACTCGCAGGTAAGAATAACTTTGACCTTAACAGCCCGTTAAGTCTGGGTGTCATCGACAACGCAAAACGCCAATTGATTGATATTAACGAAAAGTATGACGAATTCATGTGGGAAATTGAGGAAGCTAAGCGGAAAATTCTTGCATCAGATCATTTCTTCAAAGTTCGCTATGGTGAGGATGGAAATCCAATTAAACGGTTCGATTCAAAAACATCTGTTTATCAAAGGTTGAAATCAGATGATCCGTTCATTGACGAGTTCTCACCGTCATTGCGTTCGACCGAATTTATTGCAAGTATAAATTTCATTCTTCGTATCATCGAGTTGCAGGCGGGCTTTTCAAGCGGGACATTTAGTTTTGATGGTCAGTCAGTTAAAACAGCGACGGAGATCATCAGTGAGAACTCTGAGACATTCTCTACTCGTTCAGACAACGTTTTGATCGTTGAGGAAGCACTGAAGGAATTGATTACAACTATTTTCGAGTTGGCGGATGCCTATGAATTATACAGTGGAACGACCGAAGTCGGAGTAAATATTGATTTTGATGATGGTGTTTTTCAATCTCAAGATGAGAAAGCCGATTATTATTCAAAATTAGTCACAGCTGGCCTTACTTCCAAGCTGAATGCTATCCAAAAGTTGACTGGTGTTACTGAAAAAGAAGCAATAAAGCTCGTTTATGATATCCGAGCGGAAAATCTAGAAATGGATTATTCAAGACAAGAAGAAGTTTCAGCGAGTAAGCAGCTAGGAGATGAAGAATAATGTCAGACCAATTACTTGAGTGTGGTAAATGTGGACAATTAACACGGCTCATTCGTAAAACAGAGAAAGTAAGCAATGGAATTTTTCATGAATTCGCCGAGTGTGAAAAATGTCAGGGCAAGACGACTATTTTCTATTCTGACAAAGAAATCCGATCTCTGCTAATAAAGCAGCAAAATACGAAGCCCGGGAAGTATAGGGCAAAACTTGCTGGTGAGATTCAAAATAAAATGAATCGATTGAGACAAGAAATGGAGGGATGACCATGCAAACGATAAAAGAAGGGATTAAGTCTCTAAATAGCGATTTAAAAAAATTAAACAGATGCTTGAAAGTAAAGGTCTTCATATATGAGGGCCGAGCTTCGGTAAATATTTATTATTCTCGATTCTTTAAGAATAAGAAAATTGGAGAAATTTCAAAACATGCGTTCAATATGATTAATCCCAAATTAATAGATATCAGCGAAACTGATTGCAGGTCAATTAAAGAAGCTATACGAAAATTTCAAAAAGAATCTTTGTGAGGTGAGTAGATGATCACGCCGCATAGACTAGATTTATGGTCTAGTAACATGGCACACCTCTATCAGTCCTTAGAGGGCGAATTGATACGTCTAATCGCAAAGCGTTTGAATTCAGGTCATGACAATATACTGGATTGGCAACGTGAAAAGCTTCAAGAGTTGCACCTTTTCAATAAAGATGCGATCAAGGTTATTTCTCAAATCACTGGAATTGCCGAATCAGAAATAAAAAAAATGTTTGAGAGTTCGGGCAAGAAAATAATTAAGGATGTTGATGGTCAGCTGCCTTATGAACCAGTACCATTTCCGAGTGATCTTGACAACATAATGAAGGCTTACCACGACCAAGTTTGGAGCGATATCAACAATTACGTGAATCAAACACTACTATCAACAAACTTTGGATACGGAACTGCTACGACTCAAATGTTCAATGAAATAATAAACAAGACGACTGCTGCATTTAACAGCGGTCTTTTTACGTTTGAGGAGGCCCTCGAAAAAACGATTCAAGAATGGGCGCAAAAAGGAATTCGATCAGCGTTCGTTGATAAAGGAGGGCACACATGGAGCTTAGAACGCTACGTTAGAACGGTTCTAAAGTCCACGCTTGGAAATACGTATGACAAGTTAAGAAAAGACCGTATGAGCGAATATGGCGTGCATACGGTGCTCGTAACAAGTCACATGGGTGCACGACAAGCTTGTTCGAGAATTCAAGGCCACGTCGTTGATTTAAGAGAGTCTTTGCCCAGCGGGAGTGAATACAAGAGTATTTACGATCCTTATTGGCAAGCAGAGTACGGAACACCAGGAGGGCACCGGGGAGTTAATTGCAATCATTTACACATTCCCTTTATTCAAGGAGTAAATGAGAATAATCAGCCCCGCTATGATGCGAAAGAAAACGATAAAGTTGCTGAATTAATGAAACGTCAGCGCAACCTAGAAAGACAAATCGTTAAGTTCAAAAAGAATCAAATGGTTTCAGAAGCATTAGGGCACACTGATAATGCCAAAACATGGGGGCAAAAAGTCAGAGGATCCCAGGCCAAGATGAGAGAGCTTATTGCTTCTAATGAGTACCTAAGTCGAAATTATCCACGAGAAAAAGTATATACACCTATTAATACACTGCTCAAAGATTTCAGGTACGACGATTTTTAATGTTTTATTAGACCTGCTCGGATGTCTCTAAAAGACGGCTCAAAGTGGGAGTTGCCACTCTAAAAACACTTAGGAGGAAAGCAATATGAATAAAGAAGATTTAATTGCATTAGGAATTGAGGACGATGTCGCTAAAAGCGTGATGGCATTGCATGGAAAGACGGTCACAAATTTGAATGCGAAGGTAGCTACCGCAGAAAGTGAACGTGACAATGCTAAACAAGAATTAGCGACGAATCAAACAGAATTGAATGCTTTGAAAGAGTCGGCTCAAGGAAATGATGAATTAACTCAAAAACTAGCCGATTTGCAAACTAAATTTGACGAAGCGAAAACCAATTCTGAGAAACAATTATCGGAACAACAAAAGGACTTTGCTATCAAATTGGCCCTTAATGAAGCGCAAGCACTAGATAACGATATCGTTCTAGGTCAGTTAGATAAAGAGACGATCAAAGTAGTCGATGGCAAGTTACAAGGGTTTGAAGAGCAACTGAACGGATTAAAAGAAAACAAAGCATTCTTGTTTCAAAATAGCGACCCAACCCCTGATCCTGAACCAAGTCCAAAACCGCAAATCGTTCCTGGTGGCAATCCTTCGGGCAGTCAGAGCGGTGGCAAAACGATTGTACAAAAAATTCAAGAAAGATTAGGTGAATAATTATGGCATTAGTATTAGACAGCAAAGATTTAGCAACAATTGATAAAGAGTTTAAGGCGGAATCTCAGGTATGGGACGTTTTAACGCAAGGAGCGAAGAGTATTACAGCAGCTGATTTTGTGGGAGCAAATGAAGTTCGAATCAATAAAATGTCTGGATTTGTAGATGCAACACAATACAAACGTAACCAGGACAATAAGCGTAATGCTATTTCAATCGAAAAAGAAACGATCAAGTTAACACATGAGGATTGGATGGCTTATGACGTTGACCAATTAGATCAATCTGAAAGTGCAGCATTGACAATCAACAACGTTGTAACTGAACACAAACGATTAATCACAACGCCACATCGTGACAAAGTTGCCGTACAAGTTCTTTTTGATAATGCTGGAAATAAAGTTTCTGAAACATTAACGGAAGATACTATTCTAGCGGCCTACGATGCAGCAGAGGAATACATGACGGACAATGAAGTGCCTGGCGGGTATGTGATGTTTGTTTCTGCAGCAACTTACCGTTTGTTGAAAAATGCTAAAGGTGTCAGCAAGACTTTCTCTACAAATCAAATGCAAATCGCTGGAATCAACCGTACAGTGGCGCAAATTGATGGTGGTGTTCCAATCCTTAAAGTTGCGAAAGATCGTATTAAAGGAATTAGCATTGAAGATTCAATTAACTTTATTGTTACTCCGCTTGAAGCAGTGGCACCAATCGTCAAATTTGGTACGGTTGATACCGTTCCAGCTTCTCAAGATCGCAATGGTTACCGCGATACAGTCAAAGGATTAGACTACTACGATGGCATTGTGTTTGATAATGCCAAGAAAGCTATTTATGTTTCTTACGTCCCAAAAGCGTAGCCCCATCAGGAGTGACGCTTAATAAAACGGCGTTGACTCTTGAAGTAGGGGCAAATGAAACGTTATCGGCAACTGTAGAACCTTCTGATGCTGCTGATAAATCAGTTCAGTACAGTTCAAGTGATTCAACTATTGCAACGGTAACCCCCGTACAAGGTAAAGTGACTGGTGTTAAAGCCGGTTCTACAACAATCACTGTAACGACTGTAAATGGACAAACTGCAACCTGTGAAGTCACAGTAACTGAACCAAGCGGAGGCTAGTCTTTGGGCTAGCCTTTCTTTATGGAAGGAGGCGGGTCATGGGCTATCTAACATTTGACGAGTTCAAATCAATCACAGGGAAAACCGATGATTATAAAAAGACATTCGAACAGTTTTACTCAAAAGCCTCTGCAGTGATCGATAATATCACGAATCGATTTTACCAGCTGAATAAAATTGATGAAGATCCGGTTTTATTTCGAGTAAATCAGTTCAAATTAGCTCTATGCAGCCAAATTGAATACTTTGGCGAGCTTGGAGCAGATACTTTCGAGAGTATTAACAAAGCACCACAGACTTTCTCAGCTGGTCGTACTAGCGTTTCAAACGGGAGTAGATACAACTCATCAGGAGCGAATGAGAGTAAATCATTAGTAGCCGAGGACATCTACATTTATTTGGAGGGCACGGGTTTGCTTTATCGAGGTGTTGACTCATGTTAATGCCAAAGCCACCTAAAGAGTTTCTCGTGGATTCATTCATCTATAAAGAATATCTAGGTGAAGGCGATTGGAACAAGCCCATTTATGCAGAAGAGAAAGAGATTTCTTTTTGCCGAATTGATCGTGGCAGCCAGTATACTTTTTCAACTAACGGAAAACAACTACTCTATAATGCAGTGATTTTCTGTTATACAGGATTGACCGATCCAATGCTCGATTTTAAAGCACAATCATTGGTTATCTATGATGGAACAGAACACACGGTAACTAAGGCTGACCGAGTTACTGAAGCCTATACAGACGATACATACTCATACGAGTTAGAGGTGGTCTAATGGGTGTAGAAATAAATATAAAAGGCGTCCGTGCAAAAGTTAGTCCTGAAGCAATGAAACGTGGAAGGTATGCAATGGGAAATCAAGCAATGGCTGATATGAATCCGTTTGTACCTAGAAAAAGCAACACTCTTCGAACAACCGCACATCTAAAAAATGACGGGAGCGCGATTCTCTATGAAACGAAGTACGCAAAACGACAATTTTATCTGAGAGGCAAGAAGTACTCTACACCAGGCACTGGCCCGCGTTGGGACTTAAAGGCTAAAGGACTGAACGGTAGATCATGGAAGCGCGCATTTCTGAGAGGAGCAGGTGTTAACTAATGGATTTTATCGATCGTATTAAAGAGTCAATTAACTCTATTGAGGGGCTACCAATCAAAATCCGTAAAGGATACCTTTCTGCTGATGAAAGCCTAGTGATTTATCCGTTACCCGGTGGTCAAGTAATAACTGAGTTTTATGATGGTATCAAGGACCAACAACTGAATTATGAAATTGCAATGAAGTCAAAAGATGGTGATAAAATTGAAAAAGTTTTGTGGCTAATCTCAGATTATTTGGAGCAATTAGAAGAATTAAAGAGTCAAAATGAAACATTTGAATTTAATGGTTTAACGATAACGAGCAAGCCGTTCATCAATGATGCTGATGAACAAGGTTGGTTCGTTTTTTTGTTGGACTTTCAAGCAAAACTAACAACCTTCAAGGGGGAAAAATAATGCTATTAAAAATGAATTTACAAACTTTTGCTCGTAACAAGAATGCGAAACGTGAACACTATTTAGCTGAATACACACCAGGTCAAGAAGCAGCACCGTTAGCTGACGGAGAGAATTGGCTGAGATTAGCAAAGTACATCAGTTCAATTGGTGATGATACCGATGAGCAAACAGATGATACTGGGTTCTACGACGGTGACGGAACGCCAGAAACAACCGTAACGGCCGTATCAGGGGCGTACAGTCCAGAGGGTTCTTATGACCCAGAGGACAAAGCGCAAGCCTTAGTTGCCTCTAAAAAGTACAAAATTGGAGAAGGTCGCAAAGTGTGGCATAAAGTCGTAATGACGAATGGTGACACATATATTGGACGCGCTACTTTGACCGACATTATCGCTGGCGCTGGAGATGCTGTTGAATATGAAGACTTTAGCTGCACAATTACCTACGATCGTATTCCAGAGATTACACCAAAAAAATAGTTCCCGATGCTCCAACTATTGAAGTAACGGCCGGTGACGGAAAGGTAAGCTACAAGCTTACTGATCCGTCCGGTGCGTCGGATATAACCGGTTATAAAATTTTGTATAGAACTGGATCAGCTGCATTCATTGAAAAAGAAGTATCCGCAAAAACTGGTGATATTAACAGTTTAACGAATGGTTCAGAATATGAGTTTAAAGCGCAGGCTAAAAATGAAATGGGTTACGGCAAAGAGAGCGCTGCTGTAAAGGCAACACCAAAAACAGCATAGGGAGGAACAAACATGAAAGCATTAAATATTACAGTTGAACGTACGGGGTTTCCAGTTTCACTAGCAGGACTGGATTTCTTTTTTGATTGTTCTGCAGAGCATATCGAAGAATACGAAGTGAAATATACAGAAGTAGAACGGAAACTAAAAGAGTTGGAAGACGACGGCGATATTGAATCGAAGAAAGAAGCGCTTGGCTTAGGCTATGATGTGATGCTTGGCGAAGGTGCTTTTAAGAAGCTCTATGAAAAAGTGCCGGACCTTATCGCTTGGATCAATGCTTTTTTTGATCTAGCTGGTGGAATCGCTCAGAATATCAATGAATTCAAAAATGATCAAGAAAATAAGTCGAAAGACTTAGAAAAAAAATATTTGAAGAAAAAAGCTATTAAGAAGGGGTGACAGTTATGCGGTTGAATGATCCGCTTGTTACCTCTTTTTCTTTTTGTGACAAAACGTATCCAATTGATTTGGCTTTTGACAATGTGCTTGATGTATTTGACGTCTTAAGTGACTCCGCCCTTTTTAAGGAGCAGAAGATCCATTTAGTTATTGAACTGTTGGTTGGAGAAACTGAATTAGATATATTTCAAAAACTAGAAATGTGGGAATTCATCCGATCCGAGTTTATTTTATTGGGAGAGAATAACCAACCTGAAACGGATGAACTCGGCAACGTATTACCAGCAAAACCAAAAAAAAAGAGTTTGGACATTGTTCACGATGCGAAGTACATTTATGCATCGTTTAGACAAATAGGGATAAATCTATTTGCGGAGCAAGGAAAGCTATCTTGGCAAGAATTCCAAGCCCTTTTGGAGAGTTTACCTGACGACACGATCGTGCAGCGGATTATCCAAATTCGTAATTGGGAACCACAAAAAGGAATGGATGCCAAAGAAAAGAAAAAAATGCGTGAATTACAACGAAAATATGCGCTTCCGAATATGTTGAGAGAGGAGGAAGACGATGAGTGATGGAACTGTTTCAATAGCTGTCAATGTTGACGGTAAAGATGTCACTGGATTGAATAGGAATTTGGATCAATTAGAGGGGAAATCCACAAAAGCAAATAAAAGTATTAGAGATATGGCCGTTGCTGTCGGAGCTGTGAAGCTTGCCAGCGCGGCTTTTAATGTACTTAAAAACTCAGTTGGTGATGCAGTCTCACGTTTTGACACAATGCAGAAGTTCCCTAAGGTCATGAAGGCTCTCGGTTTTAGCGCGGAAGACTCAGATAAATCTATTAAAAAGCTATCTGACGGAATTGAAGGTTTACCGACAAAGTTAGATGATGTTGTAGCAAATACGCAACAAATGACCGCCATTACTGGTGATCTCGATAAATCCACGGATACTGTTTTAGCTCTGAATAACGCTTTCCTTGCTTCTGGTGCCTCAACTGATGATGCTAACCGTGGTATGCAACAATTTAACCAGATGCTCTCAACAGGAACGGTTGATTTAGAGTCATGGAAAACGCTTCAAGAAACGATGCCCCTTGCCTTGCAAAAGACAGCAGAAGCAATGGGATACACTGGAAAATCAGCTCAACGAGACCTTTATGCGGCTTTAAAAGAAGGGACTGTAACCTTTGATGAATTTCAGAACAAACTAATCGAGTTGGGCACAGGGACTGGTGATTTAGCCAAATTAGCTAAAGAAAACAGTTTGGGTCTTGCTACATCGTTTAGCAACCTAAAGAATTCGATCTCAAAAAATTTATCTAATATCCTGACGAAGTTTGATGAACTTGTAAAGAAAATCAGCGGTCAAACAATTGCTCAACATATTGACGGGCTAAAAGGAATAATCAATTCTGCTGGTGCGGCAATAGTGAAATCCATGGACAATATAATCCCATTGATTGAAAAAGGTACAGCATTTGTAAAAGAACATGCGACGGCCTTTAAAATACTAGGTGGAATTATCGTCTCTGTCGCGGCAGGATTTATCGCTTTTAAGGCAACGGTTGGAATTATCAACAGTGTGTCTAGTGCTATCAAAGGTGTTAAAACAGCTTTTACACTTATGAAAGCGGCTATGATGGCTAATCCATTTGCGTTAGTTATTGCAGGAATAGCAGCACTAGCAGCTGGCTTCATTTATTTCTACAAAACAAATGAAGGATTCAGAAATAAAGTAAACGAATTAGGCAAGTCACTATCCTCATTGCTGGCTCCTATTGATAAGGTAATAGCTGGGCTTAAATTATTATGGAACGGTTTTAAAGCGATATTTACCTCTGACTGGAGCGTGAGTGTAGCAAGCTTAAAAAATGAGTTTACAAAGTTATTTCCAGAGTCATTATGGAATGGAATGACACGTTTTGCCAATGGATTAAAATCCGTAGTAGAAGGAACCAAGTTACTAGCCAAAGCGTTTAAAGCAATTGCGTTCAATGATTGGAGCGTTAGCGTAGCTGAACTCCACGATTGCTTCGCTGAAATGTTGCCAGAGTCCATCTGGAACGGCATGACTAAATTAGCAAATGGCGTCAAATCAATAATTGAAAGATTTAAATCAGGTTCAGGTACCATTGACGTATTCGGTATCGCTCTTAAAGTAGTCAAGTCTGTTTTTCTAGCGTTGCTTGGGCCAGTTGGCTTAGTAATTAAGGCATTTGAATTGTTCGCTAAAGTGATTGGCGGCGGCGATATAACAAAGGGAATGGATAGTATCTTCAGTTCCATTCAAAGTTTAGCTGAAGGCATTGCCACATATGGCCCACAATTGGGGACTTCTTTCGGAACAGCCTTGCAAGGAATATTAGGAGCGATTGCTGGCGCTTTGCCTGGGATTATCTCTGGTGGGTTACAGATTATATCCGGTATTATAGTAGGGATTGCTCAAGGATTGCCAATGTTAGCGTTAGCTGCTGTTCAATTGATTGGAGCCTTCACATCTGCGATTGTTCTATTGATACCGACTATTGCTGCTAGTGGATTAATGATTCTGACGGCGCTTACTAATGCGATAGTAACAGGAATAGAAGTTATATCCAATTGTGTAACACAAGTAATCATTGCCTTTATTACCGCTCTGACTGTTCATCTGCCCGAAATCATCGTTGCAGGTATCGGCTTGATCAATGCGCTTTTACAGGGTATCACTCAACAAATGCCAACATTAATAGCTAATGGAGCCAATCTAATAATTACTTGGCTGAATGCTTTAACTCAGCATTTGCCTGATATTGTTGTCGCAGGTATGAATTTATTGATTGCTTTGTTACAGGGGATCGCTTCTAAAATTGGCGATTTAACAAGTGCGGCTATTTCAGTGGTTGTGAACTTTGCCAAAGCGATAGCGTCAAGAATGAAAGACATAGTCAATGTAGCAGTCAATCTGATGGTTAATTTTGTAAATGCACTTGCTTCGAGAATGAATGACATAGTGGGTGCAGCGGCCAATTTGATAGCTAACTTTATTAACGGGATTGCAAATAATCTTGGCAAAATAATAGATGCAGCAGTCAATCTAATTGTCAAATTTTTAGATGGAATTTCTAGAAAAATTCCTGATATTGTAAATGCAGCTATGAATTTAGTAGACGCCCTGGTTAGAGGCATCGTTCAAGCGCAGGGGCGATTAATGGACGCTGCTATCGATTTAGTGAATGGCTTTGCTGACAACATCAGAAACAGACAGGACGACGTGAGGAATGCAGCATGGAATTTGCTGGATGCTATAAGAGGCGTATTTGTACCAGATTCCTTGTGGAATGCTGGGGTATCTATTATAAATGGCTTTCTGGATGGACTGCAATCTGGGTTCGAGAATGTTAAGAATTTTGTCGGAGGCATTGCCGATTGGATCGAAGCAAATAAGGGCCCTATTTCCTACGATAAAAAACTATTAATCCCAGCGGGTCAGTCAATTATGGATGGATTAAATAGAGGATTAAATGAGAGCTTTAGAAATGTTCAAAAGAATATTTCTTCAATGGGCGATCGTTTATCGACGAATTTTGATTTGGGATTTGATGGTTATAGTTTGTCAAACAATAGCCCAGAAACTGCTTTAGGCACTGGACGAATGGGCTTAGCTAGTGCTGGTAATCAAATTATTAATAACTCTAGTGAATCAAAATCTTATTCACCGATCTTCAAGTTCAATATAGAACACGCAGATTTATCGAATGATCGAGCAATTGAAGATACGTCTGAAGGACTAGCCAGATTAACAGAAAGACAATTGAGGGGGCGATTAAAATAGATTTTACAAAGTTACCCTATTTTCAGTTTCGCGGAAGGCGATCTAATGAATTTCTTATGAGGATAAGAAATGACATGGATTTTGTAATACCTCAGGCTTCATTAGATTTTACAGAGGTTGACGGGCGAAGTTCTGACGTTATTCACGATAAAGGAAGGCTAAAAGATATAGAAAAAAGCTTCCCCGTAAGAATATATAAAGAAAAAGATAAAACAATTGCCGCCCAGCTTAGAAATATAGCTGGGTGGCTTTATTTATCGCGTGAATATGAACCGCTACTCTTTAGCGAGTATAACGAATATTTTTACAAAGCACTTGGGTACAGCGGTACCTCTGGTAAGGATTTGACGCGTGAGTGGTTGGATATTGATTTCGTCTTTAAATGTCAACCCTATGTCTTTAGGTTAGATGGTGAAGATGAAAGAGATATTTTGAATGGTCAGTCGATTACGAACCCTGAGATTTTCACGAGCTTACCAATCATTTCTTTTAACAAAACCACCGCTGCAGCCGATAGTAACATCTATATCAACGGGCAACAGTTTCGTATAGCCAAAGAAGCAGGCGTAGGTATTATAACGATGGATTGCGAGAATGGCATTGCATATAAAGATGGCGGCGTAAATGTGTCGAAACAATGTTTCTTGAATACAGATGGATACAACCCAATAATTTTAAAACCAGGCAAAAATGAAATCTCATTCAATAATATCAATCAATTTAAAATCAAACCTAGATGGAGGAACTTAGCGGTATGAGTACAATTATACTTCATGATAAGAAAAACAATAATTGGTCTTCTCTAGGGATTGGACCCTTAAGTGATGCCTTGAATCCGTTAGTTTCAAGAGAACGAAACGGCATGTATGAATTGACTTTTAAATACCCAGTAAAGGCCCCACTGTTTAAAGAATTAAAGGTTGGTCGGTGGGTTGTAGCTGATGCTGGCCCAAGCATTCAATCGCAAAGCCAACAATTTGAAATTGCTGAAATAACCAAACCTATCAACGGAGTAGTGACAGTTTATTGCGAACACTATCGATATCAATTATTGCGGTCTATTGTTAAAGTTGGATCGGCATTCAGTAATATTCCTGCTCAAACTGCATTAAATCAATTAAGAGATCGAATGGAACCAAAAGGCGACTTTACATTTTACAGTGATATTTTAACCAGGTCGTCAATTGATTTCACTGATCCATCTAGGTTCGGAAGTGCTCAAGAGGCTTTAGGCGGAACACGTGGGTCAGTTCTTGATAATTTTGGCGGAGAGTATGTTTTCAATAACAATCAAGTAAGATTAATGTCCCAAGCAGGAACAGAGAAAAATGTAATTATTGCTTACGGCAAAAACCTGACAGATATTAACCAGGAGGAATCTATCGAAAATACCTATACATCGGTTTATGGATGGGCGAAAGTAGGAAACGGCAATGATGAGAAAATAATTGCATTACCAGAAACCTATATAGATAGTGAGTACGTAGGGAATTACACTCAGAGACGCATACAAATGGTTGATTTCAGTGATAAAGAACCCAAAGATGTGGCAACGCTAAGGACGTTAATTCAAGCGTATATAAAGAATAATAAAGTAGGCATTCCAAAAGTATCCATCAAAACTAAGTATGTTGATCTTGCTAGTTCTGTTATGGATGAGCAGCTTAAGACTCTTGAAACGATAGATTTATGTGATTGGGTAACAGTAGTTTTCAATGAGCTAGATATTAATACATCTGCACAAATTGTTAAAACATTATGGAATGTTACGCTTGATAAGTACGAGTCTGTCGAATTGGGAGAGGCAAGAACGGACTTTGCTAAGGTTTTGGATGATTCTCAACCTGATGTAGATAAAATTAATGACAAAGTCGATTGGTTAGAAAAAGCACAGCAAGAGGCATCAGATATTATCAAGAACCCTGGGAAAGGGCATGTCGTAATTTATCCATCATTGGCTGATCCACAAGAAATGCTAATTATGGATACTACAGATATTAATACTGCTAAGAATGTCTGGCGTTGGAATGCTGGAGGGTTAGGATTTAGTTCTACTGGATATAACGGAACATATGGCCTTGCTATGACAAATAATGGTGCAATTGTCGCTGACTTAATGACAACAGGGACTTTAAGAGCAATTAATATTATTGGTGTGGCTATAACCGGTAGCACAATTAGTGGAGGAACAATATCCTCAGAATCAGGATCATGGAGATCGGTTCTCAGCTCAGGAACACTAAAGAATTTTGTTTTGGAAAAGCTTATCACATCCTACGATGCTGGGGGATTGAGATTATACAAAGAAAATGGTAAAGATATTTCTGGTACTTATTTTAGGCTTGAAAATGGTGGTACTGTTCTTTCTGCATATCCTGGTAGTGATTTGTGGTTAGGTAGATGGAATGGAAGCGCACATACTCCAGCTGTTGTCATTGGAGGACAATCAGAAAAGGTAGAAATTTATGATGACGCAACTTTTTACCAACGAGTAGATTTTAACAATCAATTGATATCAAATACCCAGTTTGATAAAAAGTTTATGGTGGTGAACAATGTTGTCGTGGATTATTATTCCAGTATTGACATGAACGGTTATAGCATTATGAATAATTCTGACGTGCGTTTAAAAGAGAATATTGAAGATTCAGATGTGGACGGCATAGAAGAGACAAAGAAACTAAATTTTGTTGAATTTGATAGAAAACAAAATTATCAAAGTAACGATCCGAATAAGCAACCTAGTAAGAAGAGGGAATTGGGATTAATTGCCCAGCATTCTCCATTTCTATCCACCGAAGGTGAGAAAGACCACTATTTAAGAATAGATGTCAACAAACAAATTATGTTGAATAGCCTGACTAACAAACAGTTGATTGAAAAAGTGGAGCGTTTAGAAAAGAAACTCGATCAACCAAAGAACAATAAACGAAAATATCACAGAGGAGGGTTTTAATGAGTAATAAAATCTTAAATTTAGATTTATCGAAAGACCCAATCATGCCTGCCATCGTCTATGGTCGCGTAGGGGATGACCGGTTACAAACTGTAACTGTCAACGTAACTCGAAGAGACGAAGTTGCTGACCTTACAGGGTATGATATAACCTTTGAAGGAACAACATACAATGGACAAACTAAAGTATTTGACTCAAATAACGTAAGTAGTAATGCTTCAGAACTTAAAAAAGGCACGTTTGATTACACTTTTCCAAATATGGCTTTCGCTGTTGCCGGAAAGTATGAACAAGCATATTTTTCAATTGTAAAGGACGGCAAGAGAGACAGCACAGCTGGCTTTGAAATTTATGTAGACGGTAATGCTGATATTGACGCCCCAGAAGCAGAAACGATCATCACTGAATACAACAAATTAGTAGCAGAATTAAATAAATTACAAAATGAAGCAATTGATGAAATGGATCAAAACTTCGCTGTTGCTCAAGAAAGAATTGTAGAGTTAGAGGGTCAAATAAGCGATCTTCGAAGTCAGATCGAACAGGCATTAGCAGACTTTGAAACTGGTAACTTCTGGACAAAAGAGGAAAGTTTTAACAAGGAGCAAAGTTCCGCAAACGTGGTCGATCAAGTAATTGGTAAAGAGAAAGTAAGAACAATAATCAGGCTCGATTTTGTTGGTAAAAAAGTAAATAGCTTAGTAGAAAATCGCAATGTCGCCAAGTTCAGTTATGCTAATACTTCTATACTACTTCCGAATAGTACGAATTTTTTCGAAAACTCTCAAAATGGATACGATTGTTTAGAAAAATTGGATGAGCAGTATCTGAACGGTAGTATAACTATAAGAGATGGAATAGCTCAAGAACTTTTGTCGTACGATGTTTTACCACTAATTCGAGATTTTGTTGGCGAGCAATATTTTATTGATCATGGTGTGCAGAGCGCTGAGGACTATGTTCTAGTTGCAAGAAACATTGTTAAATCAATGAGTTCTCATGTAGTTGGCTCAGGTTTATCCGCAAACGGTGATAGTCTTTTACTAAAAACATATGTTAATGATTCCAATTGGTCAGTTGGTGGTGGTTACAATACAAGTAGTTCAATTCAAGATTTAAATCATACGCTATCAAACTCTAATGCTGATTTCATTTCACTAGATGGAAAAATACACGCTACAGCTTACGCTGGTAAAAGTGATGGATCAACGCCTTCTCAGATTAAATTAGATCATGCATACGTTGATATTGTGATTGAGCTGTCGGCAAACGAACATATTAAGTATTTGATCGCTGCCTATTGCGGAGAAAAAGAATCAGGCACATGGATTCAAAAAGAACAATCTCTAGGTGCCGATGAGGATATGAACGATTTCAATGAGATAGGAACATACACCGTTAGTTATAATCATAGAATTAATCAACCTGCAAATATCGGCTCACAACAAGGTTGGTTGACAGTCTATCAGGCCAGTCCAACCAGTTCGATTGTTTCTCAGGAAGTTATTTATCCGAACGCCGGGGCTAGTAATGGTGGTGCTCGTATGTTTGCCAGAAACCTACTTAATAAGAACACTAATCTTTGGGGTGATTGGCAAGAGATTACTAAGCTGTTTGCTTCTCAATTAGAGGTTATTAATGGGACATCAGATGACAAAATGATTTCTCCTAAAACGTTAGCAGACACAATAAAATTCAAAGAAGTTTTTAAAGAAGGGATTGCGTTATCAAATGTAGCAAATGAAGGAACATTAGTACCTCATGGAGATTCTGTTGGTGGATCGCTAAATCATGTGAATAATAGACCATATACAGTTAATAGTGATGGTACATTTACATTTAACAAAGATTGCACAGTAATGCTAAGAGGTGGTGCGAGATTAGTTGTAGGAGATACAAATCCTACCGATTATTTATATATTAGTGCTTATGTAAATAATACGCTCAACGAATTTATTTTGTTCGGTTCAACATTAGCAACCAATGGAACATTAAAATTATCATGGTCGACTTCTGGATCAATAGTTTTATTTGTAAAAAGTGGTGATGTTTTGTCGCTTAAAGTTGGCCTGAGGTCTGGGAAACAGGCATCCTCAGTGACGTTAAAAACTTTGGAAATTGAAGAGGTATAACTTGTTTCAGCACACTTTCGAGTGTGCTTTTTATTTTGATTGGAAGGGGGAGCCAAGTGGATGGAATTAGAAGCACAAGTCAAACAGCATGAGAATAAATTGAAACAACACGATAAAGAGCTTAGTCGTTTGAATGATGTGACATTGGAAATGCAAAAGTCAATGAATGAAGGACTCGCTAGGGTAGATGAGTCGAATCGCTTTCTTCGTGAACAGAATACACGTCAATCAGAACAAAATGCGCAAATTCTGCAAGCAGTATTAAAACGGAACGATGATTCAGAAAGTCGTCAAGCAGAGTTAGAAAAAATGAAGGAACAACAAAATTATGAATTGAAGATTATTGATAAAACCAATCTTTGGAAAATGATTTTTGGTATTGGCGGTTCTGCAGGAGTTGTTTTTGCATTTGTCATGGAGCTACTTAAATATTTAGGAGGAAGATAAACATGGATCTATCTTTTATTACAGAAAACTTTGTACCAGTAATTGTTGTCGCGTGTTTGATCGTAGGCTACGTAATTAAAGCGACACCACTATTTAATAAATTGGCTAATTTATATATTCCATTGATCGTGGCGGTACTAGGAGCTGCATTAGGCGCAGTAATGAATGGCGTCAGTGTGGAATCGATTGTCTATGGTGCAGTGAGCGGGTTAGCCTCTACAGGGTTACATCAAGTCTTTACAAAACTATTGAATTTAGGAGGGAACGACTAACATGGATATGAAAAAAGCAAAAGAAGCTTACGAAAAATCCGATGATAAAAATGTCGGTCTGCAGCCTCAACCGAAAGAGATCGAAGAAAAGAAGGAGGAAAAATAATGGCCATTAATATTGAAACGGGTTTAGCTGTTGTTCAGCGTTTCGTAAACAACTGCAGCTACAGCATGTATGGCTCACGATATTACACAGATGGCACTTGTGATTGCTCAGGGTCTGTCTACCGTATTTTACGTGAATCGGGTGGCTTTGATTATGGATATATTCCGAGTACCGAAACGTTGCACGATTACCTTACGAAGTTAGGATATGAAAAGATCGCCGAGAACAGTGACTTTCCGATGCAACGCGGAGATATCATCATCTGGGGACAAAAAGGATACTCTGCCGGTGCCGGTGGTCACACAGGGATTGCACTAGATAATCAAAATTGGATAGAATGCACAGGATGGAAGGATACAACAATTATTGCCAATCATGATCAACGATGGGTAATGGCTGGGTGTCCTTATTTCTATGCGTATCGTTTGAAGAATCAAGGTGGAAACACTCCCAAGCCTAACCCTGCACCAACGCCACAACCAGCTGGAACTAAAAATGGTATTGCGATCGATAATGTCACCAAGGATCAGGCGGTAAAAATGGTTCAAAGAGCGCAAACAAATTACGCATGGACCACACTACGTGACCAAGTGAAAGCTGTTAAGCAAAGTGACGGACGCTACACCTTGGTGATTAAGACTGGAAACAAAGCACGTTGCGATAAGAGCGTCTTGCGACTACAGCAAGAGCTTAAATCGTATTACCCAGGCTATATGCAACAAAATATTGCGACTCCTGATGGGGATAAGTCTACTATTCGAATTGAAGCTCGCAATATGCCTGCTAGTGCATTTAGTGGGAAAAATCCATTTGATGTTCACATGCGGAACTTCTTGAAAGATATCCTACTGGATGGTCAAACATACGCAGAAGCGAATTCTTACGGAACGTACGATGTTCGCATCAAAGGAGAAGGCTTCAATGATCATGACGCGCCTATTGTATTGAAAGAGATTCAAGAGATGGGCAAAGCGAAGGATGTTGGAATTAATCCGGCGCATATCAAAGGATTCAAATACTAGTGAGATAAAAGCAAATTAATTGCTTAACTAACGATAGATGTATACCCTAAAAAAGGGATCTTGATGACAGTATCTTTGACAGAGGTACTGTGGGGAAGTTCAAGATCCCTTTTTATTTATTATAATTCTTTGTGATGTAATAAACAAGGAAGCGTTACTAATGATTCTTTTATAAAGGTAAGTATTCAACTTACTGATTATTTGAAATCGTATCTAAAATGACTAAATCTTCTTTCGCTTCTTTCATATAAGTTTTATAAAGAGGGCTGTCAATTTTTAGGCCTTTTCCGGTATATATCGGGATTTCACGCTCTACAATCTTTCCTCTCTTTCCTCGAATAGAAATAGATATCTTGATTGATTTAACAACTGAATTAGTTTCTTTTTTTCCTGAAAGTCCACCTAATACCATACCAGCACCGCCCAAAAGTACATTACCAGCTATCGCTCTCCCAATTGATACGCCACCTTTTGTTATAGAGGCTTCATCTTGAATAAGTTCATACGATAGCAGTTCTTCGGAATCAAATTTTCCGTTCAATTGTTTTAGAAGTTCGAATACACCAATAATTTCGTTATACTCAATGTGTTTAGAACGTAAAGGCGTGTAGTTCTTTTTGTTTTTCTTCTCTTTTTTTTCTTGAACTCGTTGAATACGGCCTTCATCTGTTCGCCAATCATTAAAGGTTTCGACGCCTTTTTCACCAGCTTTTTTAGAAATATTTAAAGCCTGTTTACCCAACTTTCCCCAATCAACCATAAATAAGCCTCCTAAATAATTCTTTTTCTTAGTCAAAGTTTATCATAAGTTACGTAATTTAGGATAGTAGTAGGGTAACGTGGCTAATGTATAAAAAAGAATCCAAATTACATCATAATATTAGTTTTCCAATTTCTACATTAGATAGAAAATGACCATACTTTGACCATACTTATAAATTAAAACCGGAATTACTTAGCGCCGCTTTAGTGCGGTAAATACTGATTTAACAGCATTTAGATCAATCCAGAATTAACTAGAAATAGTGGAACTTAAAGTGTCTGTATACCCAGTAGCTCAAGAAGCTTAATTACAGATAGCTCTATCCCTTGTCTAGCAAGGGGTAGGGCTTTTTTTATTTGGGTAAATAGACACTTGATTACACTTTTGATTACACTAAGCTTAAAAATTGGCAAATTTCGCTAGTTTCGTTGCTGTTTCAGTTGTTACTTTTTTAGTGACATGAGTATAGATATTCATAGTCATTTCAATAGAACTATGACCTAATCTAACTTGAGCTTCTTTCATGCTTGCTCCCGCTTCAAATAGCATAGAAGCATGAGTATGCCGCCAACCATGAGTACCAATATCAGGAAGGCCAGCAAACTTAGCAACTCTTTGAGACCGCATATAAATATTTTGGCGGTTTAAGTATTGGCCATTAAGATCAGGAAAGACTATTTCACAGTCTTTTACTCGATTTGAAAAGAGCAGTTCCTTTTCTTTTAATTGCCAACGCTTTAAAATTCGTATTGTTTTATCATCTAGTGAGATAGTGCGGTAGGAACTTTTTGTTTTAGGAGAAGATACAGCGAATCCATTTTTAGTTTGAGATAGATTTTTACTAACTGTTAAAGTCTTTTCTTCAAAATCTATATCTTTCCATGTTAAAGCCAAAGCTTCACCACCACGCAAACCACTAAAAGCTAATAAGCGGTAAAAGGTTTGATCAAACAAAGCAAAGAAGTAATAAAGCTTGTTCGCTTGATTCGTATTAAATACTCTATCCTCTAAAACCTTCATAACCTTTTGAACTTCCTCAACCGTATAAAACTTCACTTCTTTTTCTTTACGAGTCTTTTTAACTTTTGGCCGGATGACTTTATCAAATGGATTTACTTCAATTAGTCCAAGATTAATAGCAAAATCCATAATCTTAACAACGTATTGAAGGATTACTTTATAGACTTGTAATTTGTCTGCCCATTCATTAACAGCTTGTTGAGCCATTTTAGGAGTAATCTGATTAAGTTTATAACTACCAAAAGTAGGTAAGACATGTAGAGTCACATAGCGTTCAGTTGCAATGCTAGTAGACTCCTTAACTGTTTTCTTATAACTATCAAACCAAAGTTCGTAGATCTCCTGAAACGTATTTTCAGTAGTTTTTTTGTCGTATTTTCCATTATTAAATTCAGTTCTCAACTTTGTAGCTTCAAGTTTTGCTGATTTTAGAGTAGGGAAGCCACGACGAGTAACACGAACCTTTTTTCCAGAGGTATCCACTCCTAAATAAAGTGAATTGAACATCCATGCTTTAGATCCGTTTTTCTTTGTATATTGCTTAAAATATCCTGACATTGTTTTCTCCTATCTGACCTGGGGCAAGGTAGATAAATAGAAATGTCTTATTGCTTATAATCAATTCCAAAAATACAGTTGTTGTATAAAAATGGTTTAATCTTGGATTTATCGGCAGTCTCATAATAATCGATCATAAGTTTGTTAAAACGCCGCAAGTATTTTTCTTCTACTATCAGCACACCAACACCAGCTTCGATCATAATCTTGTTAGCAACGATACTGGCTGTTCGTTTGTTGCCATCCCAAAATAGCTGAGAGCGACAAGCGTATAAAAAATAATCCAAGGCTTTTTCAGTAGCCGAAGTAGAACCATTAAGTATCTTCTCAATCCGTTCGGTAATCGTTGTTTCATTTGGTAGCTTTGGTTGATAGAACGATCCGCCAATACTTACATCGCCGTTTCTAAGCGTGTTAAGCATGGATTGCGGCAATTCACCATAAGCAACCATCGCATGGATCGTTTTAATATATTCAAGGTCAAGCGATGCAAAAACATCCTCAAGCACATAGTGCCAAGCGTTCCGTAGGTTCAGAACTTTTTGCACATCATCCGTTTTAAGACCAGAAACACTCATGCCATCTATGATCGTTTTAGTATCTGGAAAGGTGATGTTGATATTTTCCATTTTGGCTTGGCTATAAATGTTTTCCACAAGTGTTTTCTTTGCTAGGAAGATACTTTCATCTCTTTTAAGTTGGTATTTATCTTCAAACATGGCGGCTCCTTTCTCTTGCCTGATATTGACTTAGGGGTAAGGTATAGATGAAAATAAAAATATTTTTAGTTACCAATGTATAACTAATTAATGGTCACTTTCTTTTGTTATGCTTGAAAGTAGATTCTCAAAATAATCTTTTAGCTCTGAAATTCTAGGAAGTACTTTTTGCTCTATCTCATGACTGATTTTATCAGTTCTATTGCGACCTTGATCATCAAAATCATAGAGGTAAATGAAGCCTTCAACCTCACCATATAAATTTTCGGTTTCATCAAGTGCTTTTTTAACAAATCCAACATCATTAAATTCGTGGCCTTCAGAAACACGTCTAGCAGCAATACTTAAAGAACCCATTAACATTAGTCTATCGCTAAGATTAATATTGGAAGCTGTACTGTATTCGAGAGCATATTTAAAAATACGACCGTCTTTCTCGTTTTCTACTTTTTCTAGATAGTTATCGATTTCTATTTTTTCACTATCTGATAATTCACTCTTTTTTTTCTGAAATAAATGTAAAGGATACTTAAATGAAGTCGATATAACTTTTTTCCATGCTATATAGTCATACATATTTTCTAAAAACAAATGATTCATTTTTCCTTCATTCTCTTTAAAAAAATCTACCCAGGGAGTATCCCATATTCCAGGATAATTTTCAGCATATGTCATAAGAAAAATTAATGATTCACTAAGAGATCCGTACAAAAGTTTTTCTAACGTAGTATTGCCTAAATTGCAGATAGCAGAGAGTCTAGAGGTATTCGGGAGGTTTTTCCCTTTTTCCCAATTATTTACAGCACCTTTACTTGTATCTAACTTTTTCCCAAACTCTTCCATACTAAGACCTAAAGCTACCCTTATATCTTTAATGCGTCTCCCAACAGCAATTTTGTCTACTTCATTCATTACTTCACCAACTTTCATACTGTTTATAAAGCATAATAAAAAAGTAAATTTTTGTAAAGAAATAGTTTGACTTAAAACAAAATTGATGCTATCTTTTGTAAAGAAAAGTAAAGGAGGGGTAAGGATGGCAAATAAGATTGCAGGTTATCGTAAAATGTTGGGATACACTCAAGAAACCATGGCTAAAGAATTTAAGATTTCTAAGCAAGCTTATCGCTTGAAGGAAAAAGGTGTAACACCGTTTAATGATAAAGAAAAAGTTTTGTTTAAAGAGATGCTACAAGTTATTTTTCCTCAAATTACTATCGATGAAATTTTTTTTAGCAAATAGTAAAGAAAAGTAAAGTTTTAAAAATTTTAAGAGGTGAATTAAATGGCAGAGATACGAGTAAAGCTTGCAGATGAGCAAGAGCAAGACTTAAAAAAATATTTTTATGAGATTGCTCTTGATACATTGCAGCAAGCGAAGAAAGACTTGGGCTTGGATCGAGATTTAGTTAATCGATCAGAGATTCAACAATGGTTAGATATTAGCCCACAATTCTTAGATGAATTAATGAGCTTAGGGCTACCCTATACTTTGATAGGAACGAAAAAATACTTTTTTAGTAAACAAGAAGTGAGAAAATTTATTATTGATTTTAAAAGAAAATAAGCGACCTGGGGCAACGGTTGTAATCAAAAAGTGTAATCAATATTGAAAATGATATACAAAGGCTCGTAGTTATTGGGTTTTATGAAGCTTCTTGAGCTACTAAATGTATTGAAAGGTGGTGAATTACATGAAAGTTGGACAATTTGCAAAAGTATTGAAATCTAAGTTTTTACCTAAAGGCGAGTTTGTTGAGTTGATTATGGATTTTCCGAATGGCGTTTTTCTATGTAGAAGTTCGAAAGGTAATTTTATTGTTGTTGAACAAAACTTGGAATTAGTAGAGGAGTAAATAAGCATGATTGAGGGTAAAAAAAGAGCCTTGTGCGGGAACACAAGACAGGCAAAATGCTTCCTACGGCATTATTTGCTATTGATCTTATTTTATCCTCTCAACGTTAGTAAATCAAGCGATAAAAGAAATGAGGAAGAATAATGGATGAATTTTTAGATGCAACAGAAACCTTTGTAAAAAATATTAATAATTCGTTGATCGAGCATGATCAGTGGATTGACTCTTTTGAAGTATTACTAGATAAAATGATGGACTACCAAAGTAGCAACGACGGATTAAATCGTGATTTGATTCGTTTATTAAGCTTGTTAGAAGTGTTAATTAAAGCTATGAAGTTTAGACAAGCAGCAGATGAAGATTTAGTTATGGTTTATGAAATGCAGCGGTTAAAAAGATTTAAAGAGAAAGTTGTAGGTTTGTAGATAATGGAAATAGATAATTATTATCCAATAAAAATCAAACAATTAATAGTTAAGTATAAAGGGAATCTTAAAACCAACATGGCTGAAAATATTGAAAAAGTAGCCGATTATGATCTGGGCGTATTTGACGGAGAAAAGAACACCTATAACGATATAGTAATTGATCTATTATCATTACTCGTGGATGGAGCTTCCTATTTTGATTTAGAGCAATCCAATAACGATGATATAACGCTCTTAGACTAAGAAGGTGAAAAAGTGAGTGAAAGTAAAAATTATTATGCGATCATACCAGCAAATGTTAGATATGATAAACGCCTTCCCGCCAATGCTAAGTTGCTTTATGGAGAAATCACAGCTTTATGTAATGAAAAAGGTTTTTGTTGGGCGGGTGATAAGTACTTTGCTGATTTGTATGGTGTAAGTAAAGTTTCTATACAAAAATGGTTAAAAGCATTACAAGAAAATGGTTATATCACTAAAGAATTAATTTACAAAGAGGGTAGTAAAGAAATATTGCATAGGTATATAAGATTAGTTGTGTACCCTATACAAGAAAAATTAAGTAACCCTACACAAGAAAAGTTTAGAGATAATAATACATCTATTAATAATACAATTAATAATACAGTGAATAATGATGATGATGCTCTAAAAGAAATTTTCAAACTTTACGAAAAGACATTTGGAGTACTCAACTCAATAAATGTTCAAAGCATCCAATATTGGTGTGAGGATCTTTCTGCAGAACTAATGCTCGAAGCTCTTAAAAGATCACGAGGAGTGCAATCCTTTAAATATACGGAAGGGATTCTAAAAAAATGGGAAGCTAAGGGGGTAAAAAACATGAGTGATGTAGCTGTTTTAGATTCAGAGTTTAAAAAAATTAAAAGTAGTAAGAAACACTCTATTCCTGATAGTGAGTTACCAGAAACGGGGTTAGATTGGTAATGAAAAATATTCTTGAATCATTAGAGCACTTTGATACTACTTTAGAAGAAACAAACCTTTGCCCTGTATGTAAAAGGCCGATGATGAAATGGAAAGAAAAATTACCTAATGGTAGTGAACGATGTAGTCCTATTTGTTTAGTATGTGGGCATAAAGAAATGTCTCAACGTAATCGGAAAAAAGAGAAAGTTATGGCTGACCAGTCATTAAAACAAAATATTATTAATCATACTAAAAATATTTCTATCATCCAGGACAATTCTATTTGGCTTAAAACATTTGATAACTATAAAATTGTTGATGAAGAAACAAGCTTAGCAAAGCAACGCTCATTATTTTGGGCTAAAGAAGTCATCAGAAAAGAACCTATTCATGCTGTCTTAATAGGTAAGCCTGGTGCAGGCAAAACACATTTATCGGGTGCAATGATCAACTATGTGTTAACAGGTTCCAATTACAAAATGGAGTGCGCTATTGTCAGCTATCAACATCTTTATGATCAGATTAAACTTTACATGAGTGATCAAAAGGCTAAAATGCAAATTCAAGGAAGCTTGTTGGCAGCAATTAAAAAATGTCATTTTGTGGTCATTGATGATCTAGGTGCCGAGTTAGGAAGAATGGAAGAAAATAATCAAGCAACTGATTTTAATGTTGGTATTATTACTTCAATTGCTGAAGCTAGAGTGAATAAAGCGACTGTTTATACAACTAATTTATCATCTAAGCAACTTATCCATGCCTATGGAGAGAGAGTATTTAGTCGAATTATGAATAAAGTCGATGATGGACATGTAATGAAATTTGAACAAACAGAAGACAAACGGAGAAATAAAATTTAACCAGAAAGGAGCAATTGGATGAGTCGATTATCAGCCATTGAAAGTGATGTATTAGATGTTATTCCAGTGGGTAGCGGTCATAAGATCGCTATCCGGGATATTGGCCAATTGATCGGAGCAGATGAGCGGACTATCTATGAAGTGATAAATAGCTTGCGTAAAAAGGGCGTTCCGGTTTGCGCCAAGCGTAGTGGGGAAGATAGAGGATACTTCATCGCTCAAACTGAAGAAGAGCGTAGAGAGGGCCTAGCGGCTTACAAATCACAGGTTCAAGATATGACCAAACTGATTACACAAATCGAAGCGGCAGACTTAGAAAAATGGATGGATTCCGTTCAAAAGGTGTAAAATATGAATGATTATGTTAAGCAAGCAGTTTTAGAACTTGAGACAGGTAATTACAAAGGCTATCAGTTATATATGAGCCTTAATCGAGTAAATAGAGCAAAGAGAAAATCAGTAGGCGATTGCTGGGATAGGGAACAAAATATATTTATTAAGAATAACTATCAAAATATGAGTGATAAAGAGTTGGCAAATTCTTTAGGACGGACAGTTGAGGCGGTGAAGAGCCAACGGAAAAAACTAAAGTTAAGCCGACTGTCTAAACGCCGTTGGACGAAAAAAGAGGATGAGTTTCTTAAGCAGAACTATGAAGAGTATAGTTTAAAAGCTATGGGCAATATTTTGAACCGTTCACCAAAACAAGTAAGTTATCGGTTATCTAAAATAGGCCTTTCCAAAGTTAATAAATATATTTTGTATATTAATGATCAGCAAGTAGCCAGTGGAACAATCAGAGAAATAGCGGACCAAATAAATGCCAATTTATACACAGTAAAGCGATGGCGTACTGAAGGCGTTAGTTGGGCTAACTTTATTAAGTTGAATAATTACTGAGAAGCAAGGAGGTCATAGCGATTAAAATTTTAGATGGCCGGAAAGAAATAGAAATCACTCCACCAAAACATGGCCAAGTGATTTTAACCTTTCATGATGGTAAAATAGTATTAATCGAGGAATCAAAGAAAACACAAATTAAATAAGTATCCTACCTGAAAACAGGCGGATATAAGTACTTATCAGTAAGATTCTGGATAGGTATTTGTATCCGTTTTTTTATTTTATTTAGAGAGGTGAACTCATTGCTGCAACTAGACTACGATAAAAAGCAAACTCAAAAGAACGTGAGAGATTTTCTTAGGTACGGCCGGAAAATCAGAAATATGTATCAATCATCATTATCTATTCGCTCATCTAGCAATTATTCATTAGCTCCTAGTTATGGTAATGGCGGACATTCTGATCGAGTAGAAAGGGCAGCTATGATCCGAATAGAAGCGCAAGAAGAATGGAAAGAAATCGAAGCGGCTTTAAACCTAATGAATGAATCAAATAAAGCAATAATCAAGCAGAAATATTTATTGCCAGATATACCTTCAGACATAGCATGCTACATGGAAATGGGTCTTTCTTCTTCTGCTTACTATCGGCTTGTACCGAAGGCTTTAGAAGAGTTCGCTTTTTGTTATCGAGGTGGTGAGCTTGTCGCATGGACCTATTAACAAAAGAGTTAAACGAAAGAGTTACTAGGGCCAATGCTAAAAAAGTTCTGAAACTCTATAAAAAATTAGAACGCCAAACAGGTAAAAGTTTTAGTCTAAGAAGCCCTATTTTATCTGACATGCCTAAAGGTCCATTTAATGCCACTATGTTGGAAGATCGCTTGATTCGTCAAATGGATGCAGAACGGGAATGTCTAGAAATACTTGAAGCGGTAGAACTTTTAGAAGAACGTGAGAAGCAAATAATTCAGCTAGCTTATATATCTGCAACACAATACACCAATTATAAAATAGGCCGGGAATTACAATATAGCGAGCGGACTATTGAACGATTTAAGAGTGGGGCATTAATTCAATTTGCTTATGCATATAAAAATGGTGAGTTACTTGTATGGAAATAAAAAAGCACCAAGCTTTCGCTTAGCGCTTCGTGGATTAATTAATATCAGCAATCAATTATACCACGGAGGTATGTCATGAATCAAAAAGAGCTGTTTAATCTGATTGATAAATACCGGTCATACAAGCGATTTATAAAATCTGATTCACTTACCATAGCCATCCAGAGATTAGAACGATCAGCTAAGTTTGGTTGCCAACATGCACTTTTGGAAAAAGAGGTAACTTGTTGGGGATTTATGGGAAGGATGGATAGTTTAATTGAATTGCTACCAGATTCAGAACGTCAGTTCGTTAAAAGTGTTTTGAGTATAAATACCTATGAGAAAGCTAACACCTCTCAAATCGCAAAAGAAGCGGGTATTTCATCATATAAAGTTAAGCAGTTTTTAGATCGTGTTTTAGCAGAGTTTAATCAAAAAGAAAAGAGGTGAGTAAATGACATCAAAAGAAAAGCACAAGCCTAAACGTGGTGCTCCTTACGGAAATAAAAATGCTTTAGGGAATAAGGGTGGCGCTCCGTTCGGAAATTTAAATGCTGAAAAGCATGGATTTAATACCAACTTACTTTATAGGCTTAGGTTGCAATATTTTATTGATCAAAGTGATATTGAAACCTTTAACCGTAGTAGGTTACGAGAGGTTGCAAAACAACTCAAATAGTAGGTACAGAAAATATAGTAAAATGTAGTATTAAATCTCATATCAATAGGAACTAAGAACCTGTCAAAACCTGTCATTAAATCCTATATTGGCGGCGATCAAAGAATCTAATAAAATCTAACATTAAAACTTGTAGTAGTAACTATTAAGGAGGCGCTAAGGCATGACCGTCAAAGAATTAATTAATGAGTTAGAAAAATTAAATCCTGAATCAGAATTCGAATGGAGCAAGACTTGTTCAGAGTATAATGAATATGGCGAAGGTGCACCATATCCCAAAATAGTCGGAGAGACTTACGGAAATCCATATTATGAGTTAGTCATTTAATTTATTAAAAGCACATAGAAAACTGAATAGGAATCAAAAAATAAAAAAATGAAAGTAGGAATACTAATGGCAGCAAAAAATCCAAAAATCAAAGAAGACTTAAAAAAAGTAATTGAAAAAATCGGTACTGAATTTGATCCAGAGAACTTAGATCAGTATGTGGATGATGTGTTAAAGGTGTTTGATGAGGATCCAAACATGGATGAAGTAAAAAAAGGCTTAGGACTAAAAAAAGAGGAGGATAAAAAATAATGAACTACGAAATCACAAAAGAATTACTAGCAGAGCAACAAACGCGATTTAAAGATGTTGATAATCAATTAGCTTTATTAAATACTACTATTCAAGAATTAGAGAATGAGCAGGCGGATGTAAAAGGGAAGTCTTTCTTTGTTGGTAAAGTGAAGAAGTTATCTGAAATCACTGGTGAGTTAGAAGAAGCTAATAAAGAGAAGGCTTCTTTATTGGAGCAACGTAAAGCGCTTCTGCTAAACAATAACGATGTGAATGGCTGGGTTGAAAGCATGGCTGTAACTGGTGAAGCGATTTTTACGAAAGAAGTATTAAGTGAAGTTGAAAAGCACGTTGCAGCAATCAATGAATTTATTAAAAAAGGTTCTGATTTAGATAGCCAATTTTCTCAAGAAATTCGATCGGATATTTCTACCTTGATACCATACGTTGATGACAACGCTAAAAAGCAATTAAATGCCGCGATCACCTATAAAAGATTTAACAACGGTATTCCTCATGCAATCCACCAGATTGATGATCTTGCTTTACACGGATGGTCATAAACGATCGTTAAAAAATAGTTTTATGGTCAGTCTGAAAAGGCTGGCTTTTTTGGTATACTGATATCGAGGTGAGTTTGATGGTAAATTATTTTTTAAAGCATCCTAGTGATTTCGTTGGTTTAATTGGTAGCATTCTAACTGTTCTACTATCTGGATATATTTCAAATAAGGTTTCCAAAAGAAATATAGCAAGTGAACAAGCAAAAATAGATAAACAAATCACATCTGAAATTGAAAAATTACGTATTCAGTATGAATATAGTCAAAAGCTTAATAATTCAAACTTTCTTTATCGTTTCAAGTTAGAAAAACTTGCAGATCTTTATGAGTTAGTCGTCCAATATGCAAGAAACAATGCTCAAGTAAGTTTAGAAATAGAATCACTGCTGCGTAATACAAAAATTGATGATATTACTGATGAGCAAAAAAGTAGGTTTAAGGACTACCGCACACAGATTGAAGATGATTTTTTTAATAGAAATGTTATGAGAAAGATTACTATAAATATGGCTTATTTTCCTCGTATAAAGAAGCAGTGGGTGTATGCTTCTTCTTTAAAATTTAGGATAATTGATTTGTATATTGATCAAATACTTGGGCTACTTGAAATTACAGACCCAGTTAAATTTGATAAAAAAATTCCAGATAATTACACTATAGGACAATTTCTTGATGATATTCATCAGGTTAGTTATGAAACGCAAAGCATTTTAGATTCGATCGAAAATGAAGTTGGCAGATTGATGATGGAAATGGAAGTATAATTGAGGATTAAAAATTATCAAATATAAGACACATTCCGTGAACGTACGTTCTTTTTTTGTGGTATAATGTTGTCATAATCCTTATGATTATATCTGCTGAGAAGGTTTTGAGAACGCTTGTTTTCATTGCCTTCTTTTGGTTTAATTGGTATAGCAGATATTATCGGAGGTTATGTATAATGGATATCAATCAATTGTATAAAGATGTTAAGAAAGTATCGGAATTGGATGGAGAAGAGTTTGAAGGTTCTGTTGAGTTTTTTTTGTTAACAGATAAGAAAATAGATGGTGTACAAGTGTATTCACCTAATGTAAGAAATGATTTACAGAGAGAACTATTAGACTTCTTTCTGAATTATTTCAAAAATTCTCAGATTAGAGATAGAGCTCAGATACCGTATGATGTAGTGATTTCTCGGCCGGAGAAAACAGATTTTTTATTATGTGAATCATCAAAGTATGAAGGAGTTACTAATTTTTATAATCAGTTTTCAGGAAAAAATCATTTTTCGTCAACAAAAGGTAAAAGTGTGACAAGTTTTACAGCGTATGCTCTTAAAATTTTTGTTTCTGAGGATGACTACCTTTGTTATGTGGGGCCTTTTACAAGCTTGTCCAAGGTTTCAAAAACAAAATTTATCGGTAACCTTACTAACGAGAAACTTACTAAAGTTAATTCGGATCATATGTTTGGATTAAGCCCCAACATGGCCATGGTAATGTATAATGAAGAAATCTTGATAAATAATATACCAATTTTCGAAAAATGTTGTGAGATGAGTACAGAATTTAAGAAAAATGCTTCTGACGTTATAGATACAATTGATGAATATGGTGTAATCACTCATATTGATGAATTTAGAAGTACAGCTAATGACGACAGTAGAATTGCTAGAAGACTAACTAAGATGAATCAAGATCCAGAACGGGTAAAAGGTTTTTTCTCAAATATTAAAAATGTCAAAAAAGTGCTGAATGACCCCTCTTTTAGAGAAAGGTTCGAAGAAATCGAGTTTGTAAATGGAAAGCTTGAATATAGATCCGAAAAGAGACAACAGTTTGTTACCCTGATTGCAGATGCTGCTTATGAGTCAATCGTTGGAAAACAAAAAAGGATTGACCATTCATTGTAATGGATAATTGAGCAAAGAGGGGAGGTAAGCAATGTTAACTAAAACGGACAAGTGGAGGTTATTTCTATCCTCCTACCTTCCATTGTATATATTGATTATAGTCAAAGACTATCAGTTCTTTTGGAATATGTTTTGTAAAATGAATGCTATTTTTGATAAGTCCCAGGCTAATATAGTTAAATTTGATATCTATCATTGGAGTTTTTTTATTGGTGTGATTGCTTTACTCACAGTTGCTATAATTACAATTTTTTGGTTTATTCTTGTGCCAAGTAATCAACGTTATGAAATAATTGGGGAATTTGAAAAATCAGGGGACAGCGTTATCAGTTATATTGTTACTTACGTGATACCATTGCTATCGATGGACATTGATGATCCAAATTCTGTGTTAATTAATTTATTGTTATTCATTTTTATAGGAGTATTATATGTTGCTCAGGACTTAGTATACTTAAATCCTATCCTCGCTTTGTTGGGCTATAGTTTTTATATGAACGGAAAAAATATAGTACTTACAAAGTTCTCAACCGAAAAACTTAAGGAGCTGCAAGAAAATGGAATTAGGATAAAAGGAAATAGGCTTGGGGCAGATATATATATATATCGTGAAATTGTAGCAGTTAAAAAACCGCCCACAAAGTGA